ATTAGCAAGAGCAAAAGGATTAGCTACCGAAGCATTAGAAAATGCTAAAACAAATGCTTTAAATAGATTAACAGAAAGTAGAGCGAAGAACGAGATACAATGGGAGAAGTTGACTCAAGACCAAAAGGTAGCCATAGTTTCTAATGGATTTAAAAACCTATCAAATATATTAGGTCAAGAAACTGCGGCAGGAAAAGCAGCAGCGATAGCAGCAGCTACAATAGACACTTATCAAAGTGCAACTGCTTCTTATAAATCTTTAGCAGGTATTCCTGTGATTGGACCTACTTTAGGTATAGCAGCAGCGGGTGCAGCAATAGCTTCAGGTTTAGCTACTGTTAAACAAATTGTAGCAACCAAAACACCTGGTGGCAGAGGGGTTTCTGCTCCATCTATTAGTGCTTCATCTTCAAGTGCTTCAGCATCTGCAAGACCTCCTTCATTTAACGTGGTAGGTGCAAGTGAAACTAATCAATTAGCAGAAGCGATAGGAGGACAGACTAAAGAACCTGTTAAAGCATACGTAGTATCGGATGACGTAAGTACTGCTCAATCTTTAGATAGGAATATCGTAGAGGGTGCTTCTATTTAAAATACAAAATAACCATATAAAAGTATTATACAATTATGAAAATAGTTGAACTTATTTTAGAAGGAAACGAGGCAATAGGTGTAGAAGCGATTTCAGTAGTTGAAAATCCAGCTATTGAATCAGACTTTATAGCTTTAAACAACCAGGAAATAAAACTTGCCGAAGTAGATAAGGAAAAACGTATCTTAATGGGTGCTTTACTTATCCCAAATAAGCCGATATATCGTAGAGATGGAGAAGAAGAATACTATGTGTATTTTTCCAAAGATACTATCGTAAAGGCATCTCAAATGTACTTACAGAACGGAAATCAATCAGAAAGCACTTTAGAACACGAACAGAAATTGAACGGATTAACTTTAGTTGAAAGTTGGATCGTAGAAGATAAGGACAAAGACAAAAGTGCATTATACGAATTGAACGTACCGGTAGGAACTTGGATGGGAACGGTAAAAGTTGATAATGACCAGATTTGGAATGATTATGTAAAGACTGGAAAGGTTAAAGGTTTCTCTATTGAGGGGTATTTTGCCGATAAGATTGAAGATAAAAAAGAATTATCTGAGGACGATCAATTATTACAAGACTTAATCGATATTCTATCTGCATAATGAGAGAACTTAGAAGGGTTTTTAATCGATTGTATTTAAAGAGTTATACTGACTATCCACAAGGTGCAAGAAACAACGCTAAAAGGGCGTTAAAATGGGCAGAGAAAAACGGATGGGGTTCTTGTGGTGAAGCAACTGGAAAACGTAGAGCAAATCAGTTAGCAAATGGAGAACCAATCACAAGAGATACCATAGCAAGAATGGCATCCTTTAAAAGACATCAGCAACACAAAGACGTTCCTTATTCAGAAGGATGTGGTGGTCTTATGTGGGATGCTTGGGGTGGATCAGCTGGTATCAACTGGGCAATCAGTAAACTAAAGGAAATAGATAATGAGTAAATTTACCAGATACGAGGTTTATTGTGATAGAATGACTACTGCCGAGAGATTATCTTCCGAGATAAGAAACGGAGTTGTGGTTTATGATACTGACCAAGAATCTTTTTATAAGGTTGTCAATAACGTATGGGTAAAAGATAGTGATGGAAGCACCTCGAAAGGATGGGGTAGATATGACGATACACAATGGACATCTTCTAATAAATTAGCCTTATTAGATGGTGTTAGTGTTGTTTTAAATAACAATGCTGGGAACGTAGTAAGAAGTTCTGACGATATAGATTATTATAACGGAACGACTTATAAGGTTTTAGCAGATGCAGAAAACGAATTGTATATGGCAACTGTTGTATTCAAGTTTTCAAGTCCTAACGCAAACCAAACATTTCTAAGACTACAATTAGAGGGAGGAAATGGAACACCTTACGAGAGATTGGGTTCTGATATAACATTTCCAAAGGGTAATGATGTAGAACACGAGTTCCATATGGTATTTCAATACTATGCAGACGATGAATTTGTAAATAATGGTTCACAATGGAAGATAACTGCCAATGGAGGTAGTGCTTCAGTTTGGGATATTATCTTTTTTATAAGTAAAATACAAAACAATAACTAATGGCAAGAGCAAAATATTGTAAATGCAAAAACACCTACACAATCAATGGTTGTGATAAGGATAAAAAGAAGTGCAAAACACCAGAATACTGGAAACAAGGGATAGGTAAAATTTAACGAAAATACAAAATTTAATCATTAATATATTATATAAATATGAAAGCAACGGAAACTTTAAATAAAGTTAGAGCAATGCTTGGTATTCAAGTAAAATTTGAACAAGCCAAGTTAGACAACGGAACGATCTTAGAATCTGAAGCCTTTGCACAAGGTGATGAGGTTTTTATCGTAAACGAAGATGAACGAATCCCAGTACCAAAAGGCGAGTATGCAATGGAAGATGGAAAAATCTTAGTTGTAGCAGAAGATGGTATTGTTGGAGAGATCAAAGAAGCAGAGGCTCAAGAAGAAGAAGCCGAAGTTGAACAAAAAGAAGAGGTAGAAATGGAACAAGAAACCAAAGAACCTAAAAAAGTAGTTAAGTCAATTAGCGAAGAGGTATTCTTTTCAACGATTGAAACATTAACTAAAAAGATTGAAGCGTTAGAATTAGCGTTACAACCTAAAGAAGAAGAAGTAGAGGAAAAAGTAGAAATGTCTGCTGAACCAAAACAAACTATTTCTCACAATCCAGAAACGGAAACGATCAAAAGAGGTTTCAGAATGTCACCTCAAAAAAGAGTAACTACTCAAGACAGAGTATTTAGAAAATTATCAAACAAGTAAAACAATAAATAAAAAAAAATAAGAAATGGCTACTACTACAAGTATTACTACTACATACGCTGGTGAATTTGCTGGTGAATATGTTGGTGCTGCATTATTATCAGGACATACGTTAGCAAATGGTTTAATTGAAATTAAACCTAACGTAAAAGACAAAGAGGTATTAAAGAAATTAGCATTAGGAAGTTTAACTGCTGATGCTACTTGTGATTTTACAGACACATCTTCTGTAACTTTAACAGAAAGAATTTTAGATCCTAAAGAGTTACAAGTAAACCTTGAACTTTGTAAAACTCCATTCCAATCTGATTGGGAAGCAGTTCAAATGGGATATTCTGCATTTGATAACTTACCTCCAAACTTTTCAGATTACTTTATCGGAAGAATCGCTGCTAAAGTAGCAGAGAAAACTGAGCAAGATATTTGGAGTGGTTCTGCTGGTGCTGGTGCATTTGATGGATTTGAATCTTTATTAGCAGTTGATGCTGATTTACCTGCTGCACAAGAGGTTGCTGGAACTACTGTAACTGCTGCTAACGTTATCGATGAATTAGGAAAAGTTGTTGATGCACTTCCTACTGCCGTTTACACTCAAGAAGGAGCACACATTTACGTTGCAGTAAACGTATGGAAAGCATATAAGAGAGCATTAGGAGGATTTGGAACTGCTGGTTTAGGTGCTGCTGGTGTTAATGCACAAGGAAACAACCAAGACATTAATATCGAGTATTTCGATGGAATCAAAGTTGTACCTGCATTCGGAATGTCTGATGACACTATGATTGCTTCTTATAGAGATAACTTCTACTTTGGTACTGGATTAATCGCAGACCACAACGAAGTAAAAGTAATTGATATGGCTGACATCGATGGTTCTAAGAACGTTAGATTCATTATGCGTTATACTGCTGGAGTTCAGTATTCAAACGTTGAGGATATCGTAACTTACGGAATCACAAACGCAGTTAACTAAGAAATTAGTTCAATAGATAAATAATAGGGGTAGGTGGTTTTCAAATCTGCCTACCCTTTTTTAATAACTAAAAAAAATAAAATAACGATATGGCTTGTTTATTAACATCAGGAAGAAGTTTACCTTGTAAAAATTCGGTAGGTGGATT